ACGTATGTAAGTTGAACGTATAGGTCTATATGTACGTGCGTGTACGCGTGTGCGCGCGCGTACGTAGGGCTGGGTCTTTTTGTTGCAGAAGTTGGTCGTTTTTTGTGTAAACCTAGTAAAGTTGCTTGGTTTTTTGAATTTGCGCAAAATTGCTTGATTTTTTGAATTTGGGCTGGTATAAATAAATTGTCGCTGCAGGAAAGGCGACACGAGAGCCACTATGAAGAAAGAGCTGCTACACACGCCCTTAGCCGACTTTGTCGGCCCGAAAACCGCGAAGATCGGGAAGAACGAATTCGCCGAATTGTGCGAGGTCAACGACGTTGCGCCTCACTTCAACCTCGAGAACTTGCCGAACCTTATCCGGTTCGCCTTAACGTTGCGCGGTGAGGACGGGCGGCGACGCCCAAGTCTGGACACGGTCCGCAACTGGTGTAGGTTCGACTTTACCGGCAACAGCGACGACGCATGTCAGATTCGGCTGAATCGCGGGCGTACGCGCATCGCTTAACCTACCGCCCCGGTTCGCCGGGGCTCCTTAACCACGCCGAAGACGGTCACAAGCCCGTATAAAGTGGGAGTGAGGAAGACACACCATGAAAGAGTTTACAATCGAAAACCTAGCGGCTGACGAGGACTACAGTAGCCGCATCGAGTACGCCGAGACCCTCATCAAAGATGGGCGCAATCCGCTCGCGGCGTGTATCGAAGACGGCTACGTCGACTACGCAATCTGGCTGATGTCTAACGGCTACGTCGAGAAGAGCGACGAAATGCGTGCCATCGCATGTATGGACCCGGGTTACGCATACCTCTACGCGAGGTACATCCAACGCGCTCCGTGCGATGCTACCCGGGCCGCCGCGTGTATGGACCCGGGGTGCGCGTACCTTTACGCGCACCATGTTGATGGCGGCCCTCACCCCGCCACCCTTGCCGCCGCGTGCAAGAGCCCGCGTTACGCGTACATGTACGCGGTGTACGTTGACCACGCAACCCTCGATGACACCTGGTAATCCGCCTGCAAGAACCCGCAGCACGAACACCTTTACAAACAGTGGGGGGGGGGGAAGACACACTATGAAAGAAATCCAGAAGAAAGAATCCGAACTCGCCGTTTACCAATTCGCCGTTCATATGGAGGAGCGTAACGCGAACGCGCTACGCTGAACCCGTGCCCCGGGCGACCGGGGCTCCCTCTAACCACGCCGACGCCGGTCCCAAGCCCGGGAAAAGTGGGAGGGGAGGAATACACAACCATGAACCGACACTCGCAACACACCCAAACGACCGCCGACCGTATCACGATCAGACCCCTCCGCCAAGGGGGGTACGAACTGTACACGATGCGCCGCGGACAGTTTTTCAGCCGCGTGTACTACTTCATGCCCAAACAAGATGCCCTGAAAGACTTCCGGGCATACGTTTCCGCTGAATTGCAAGAGGTACACTAGTCAAGCCTGACAAGGTTTCACACCATGAAAAACCAACACCAACACCAGCAACCGCTTAAACCCATCACCCGCGAGGCTTTCGAATCCGAAGTCTTCGATCACCACAAGCCCGCCGTCGCATTCATACGGTGGTGCCTCCACTACCGGCTGGACGTGCCGACCGAATGCGCGAAACACCACCCGGGTTATCTTTCATGGCTGATTTGGGAAGGATTCAATTGCGAATCCGCGCGTACGCGGTACTTGACATGGAACAGCAAGGGGGACCTGATCTACAATCTGAGCCACGATGCAACTGCCGCGGCGGGCATCCACACAACCGTTTACGCGGGTCATGGCGCGAAAGTTGACGTGGGGTCGGGCTCCACAGTTACAGCCGGCTTTTACTCGAACATCACCGCCGGACATGACTCGATCGTTACCTGCGGTGGTGGCTCGGACGTCATAGCGGGGGTGGGGTCGACCATTACTGCTGGGGACACAAGCTCGATCACCGTAAGATGGTACGACGAATCTGGGCGGTACAGATTCACCGCCCACTACGTCGACGAAAACGGCATCAAGCCTAACACGCCGTACCGGTGCAACGAGGATGGCAGTCTTTCGGAGGTGGAAGGGTGAACTGCCACTACCAATCAGTCAACGAGTTCCTTCGCGCCAACCGCCAAGATTGCCAAGACGCCGCCAACGCTCACCGGCTTCCGGATGAGGTTGAGGATTACGAGTTCTGGGGGGAACGCTTCACCGTCGCCACGCCGGGCGAACGCTCCGCCGGAACCCCGACCGAATGGTACGTTGACTTCCTCGAGCAGACCATCCGGGACATTGTCCGCGAGAGCGAGCGGGCGCGGGAGTACCTCCACATCGCACCCCCGCTCCCGGCAACCCCGGGGGACTTCGACCCTTTCGACATCGACCCGCTTAACATGGAGGCATTCGATGAATGACCGGACAGCCGCGACCATCGGGGCGCGGCTGTCCGCCCCCGTGCCGAATGCCCTGCTCAGGGCCCGCACAGGGGCGAAAGGCCGGAAACTAACCTACATTCCCGGACACCACGCGATCCGGATTGCGAACGAAGTCTTTGGATGGGATGGGTGGGCGCATGAAGTGACCCGCCTGGACCTCATGAACATGAGCCAGGTTAAACAGGACCGGGGAGAAAGCTGGTGCGTCTCTTTCATCGCCGTCGTGCGGGTCACGGTCACCGCACAAGGGCGTCCAGTCACAAGGGAGGACGTAGGGTTCGGGAGTGGCACGACCTACGACGAACACCCCGGAGACGCGATAGAGGCCGCCGTAAAAGAGGCCGTGACGGACGGCATAAAGCGGGCCCTGAAATCATTCGGCCCCGCACTTGGGCTCGACCTCTACGACGAAAAGTGGCGAGACGCCAACATCGACAAGACCACTGGCTTACCGAAGGCGAAGCACGAACCCCAACCGAAGGCCGCGCCAACCATCAGCCAACCGCGAGCCGCGTCCATCCTCGAACACGCAGGCTTTGAACGCGCGGCGGCCACGGAACTGATCCGGCAGCTGAAAGCCGCTGGGTACGACCCCGTGCGGGAAATCTGCCTCTACACCGGCGAACCTTCGCGCGAGGCATTCACCGCGCACATCGAACACCTCGTCACACGGGCGCAGACGCAAGATGCCGTAGACGAATTTCAACCCGAGGGTTAGGTGAATGGAACTTACGCACCCGCTCATCACACACAAGCGCGTCATCGACGTAGAACCCGCAAGATGTCATGACGTCCTTGATCCCCTTAACCAGATTGTCACAATCCGGACGGGTGATCTTGAAAACGACCTGCTCACGAACCGCCTTCCGGTGGGATTTCGGGTGGGGGAAGAACAAATCAAGTTCCAACCCCACCGGTCCATCCATCGGGGAAGTGGGCGCAAACGGAGCAATCCGCGCCGCAAGCTCCGCGATCTGACGCGCGTAGGTGGCATCTCGGTACGTCCGAAGCTGGCCACCACGAGCGGACCAACGCCGCGATTGCGCGGTTATCGTCATCGGCGCACCCTCTAAAACTACAAAGACCACGAAAACAGTATGACCAAGACTAAGACAAACCTCAACGCTAGCGCGACTGGACGCGCCCACCGACCCCGCACCGCAGAGGCTAACCATGAGTGACGTCTGCAAGCTGGGGGTTCTCACGACGACCGCCGCCGTGCCCGTCACCGACCCACCCAAACTCATCCGCGACAAGTCCGGGCGAGAGTTCTCGGAGATGCGCTCGCGCTACAGGTCGGGAACCTACGAGTACACAGTCACCCTCACCTTCCGAGGGAAGACCGCGTGTGATACCGCCATGACCCTCACGCGCGGCGACCTCATCTCCGTAAACGGTACGCCGTACACGCGCATCATCAGCTACAAGGACAAGTCCACTGGTGAGGAGAAAACAATGGCCATGCTCTACCTGACCTGCTTCGAGCCGCCCCAAATCCTCACGCGATCCGCGCGAGGCAACAACCCCCACGAGAGCGCAGGCGGGCAGGAGGACTGGTTCAATGTCTGAGGCGGTGACCGTCCTCTGCGTTTTCATCATTGGCGTTGTTGTTGGGTACAGTAACCGCGCAGGCAAGCCATGACCCTGCCGTGAACAAACCCGAAGAAACGCCACACCAGACAGACCACAAGTAACACCATGAAGAACCAACCCATCAACCCCGGAGACCAATTCCGCGACGAAAGCGGCAACCTCGTCACCATCGTCAAGACGTGGAAAGAAGGCAACGGCAACTGGTACGAAACCTCAGCCGGTGAACGCGTCATCAAGTCCACCATCTCGTACCGCCTCAGTAAACGCATCTGGACCCGCGTCGAGGAGACAAACCCATGAAAAACAACCAAGAAGAACAAGACTCGCAGTACTACATCGTCCGTTGCAAAGGGGCGGGCGTATGGTTCGGAAAGATCGCCCAGCGCACCGGCGACGAGGTAGTCATGACCGACGCCCGAAGGCTTTGGCGGTTTAGCGGCGCGACCGAATGCGCGTGGCTATCCGTCAATGGCGTGACGAGGCCCGGCCAATGCAAGTTCACTATCTGGGTAAAGACCGTCACCGTGCTCAACGTTGTCGAGTTCATCCCATGTACGGATAAAGCGTCTAAGTCACTCTCCGAGGTGCCAGCGTGGACCCCGTAACCGCATTCCTAAGCGTGGCCTATGGCCATGGCGATGGCGATGGCGATGGCGATGGCTATGGCTATGGCGATGGCGATGGCGATGGCTCTGGCTCTGGCGATGGCTATGGCTATGGCGATGGCTATGGCTCTGGCGATGGCGATGGCTGTGGTTATGGCTCTGGCTCTGGCTATGGCTATGGCTATGGCGATGGCAATGGCCATGGCGATGGCTATGGCTATGGCGATGGCTGTGGCTATGGCTCAGGCCGTGGCTCAGCCGATGGCGATGGCGATGGCGATGGCGATGGTACCGGCATATACGAAATCAACGGCGAGCGAGTCTACAAGATCGACGGCGTCCAAACCATCATCCGCAAAGTAAAGGGGAACATCGCCAAAGGGTTTATCTTGACCCGCGCGTTAACGCTGACGCCCACCTACGTCGCCAAGGTCGGCGACTGCTTCGCGCACGGCGAGACTGCCGCTAAAGCACTACACGACGCCACCGAGAAAAGCCTGATCAACGCACCTGCCGAGGAGCGCATCCGTATCGCGCTTGCATGGTTCGACATCTCTACCGGCCACACCGGAAAGGAGTGGCTCAACTTTCACCGCGCGATCACCGGTAGCTGTGAGCAAGGTTGTAAATCCTTTGCCTCAGATCGCGGCATTGACCTAGACAAGCCCTACACGCTCGCGGAGTTCATCTCCGCGGCGGATGGCGCATACCCGCGCGGACAAGAGGCGATCGACATTCTGAAGCAGAAACTACAACAACCATGAAAGAGTTTACAATCAAAAACCTCAAGGCAGACGACGCACTGGCAAACCTCATACGATACGCAAGAAGGCTCATCAAAGATGGGCGCAATCCGCTGGCCGCATGTATCGAAGATAAGAATCTCTTCGCTGCCAGCTGGCTCTTCAAAAACGGCTACGTAGCAAAGAGTGATCAAATGCGTGATCTCGCATGTATGGACCCGGGTTACGCATACCTCTACGCGAGGTACATCCAACGCGCTCCGTGCGACCATACTCGCGACGCCGCGTGCATGGTCCCGGGCTACGCGTACCTTTACGCGCACCATGTTGATGGCGGCTCTCACCCCGCCACCCTTGCCGCCGCGTGCATGGAACCCCAGTACGCGTACCTGTACGCGCACTATGTCCATGGCGGCCCTCACCCCGCTACCCTTGCCGCCGCGTCTAGGGACACGTACTACGCCGGACTATACCGCGAGTGGGAGGAATCACTACAAAAGCCATGAAAGAAATCCAGAAGAAAGAATCCGAACTCGCCGTTTACCAATTCGCCGTTCATATGGAGGAGCGTAACGCGAACGCGCTACGCTGAACCCGTGCCCCGGGCGACCGGGGCCTCTAACCACGCCGACGCCGGTCCCAATCCCGGGTGAAAGTGGGAAGAATCACTACAACAACCACAAACCGACAAGGACACACCATGAACAACAACAACCAAGAACCGAAGTCAATCAAAGCCCCCTACTCCGTTCGCGATGCCGCTTGGGAGATCTACGCCGAAGCAAGCCTTGGCATGGGCGGCCACGACGAAGACTTTGCCGCCGCCCTGCAACGAGACGGTGAAAAGCTACTCGCGCTAGCCGCTGAAGAGCAAGGCGAAAAGTCACGGCACGAAATGCTAGAAGCTTATGCCGTAATGGGCAAAGTAGTCTTCTCCGAGATATGCGAGGCTGTCGCCAAGCGTCTCGTTGATATTGCCACTGAAGAGGAATCAACGCTTCACGATTACCTTCAAGCTGCAAGAGCCGCTGTTAGCCATTTAGTGCTAATCGCCATCACCGCAGACACGCTCGTAGAGGAGGTGAAGCCATGAGCGAACCGCAACTTATCCCCATCACGCGCGAGACGATTCTGGAAAATGTGTGCAACCCAATACCCCGCGCATTTGCCATGCAGTGCATTGAGAGCGGGCTGGACGTGCCGACCGAATGCGCGAAACACCACCCGGGTTATCTTTCATGGCTGATTGGGGAAGGATTCAATTGCGAATCTGCGCGTACGCCGTTTCTGACATGGGACAGCGAGGGGCATATGACCTACACGGTGGGTGACTATGCGCTCATAACATCGGGCTATAAAACGCAAATCACGGCGGGCGACTGCTCGACTATTGCTGGATGCGGGGATTCGGCCCTTGCTTGCGGCGATTATTCGACCGTTATTGCGGGAGAAAGATCGACTGTCACCGCCGGGGAGGGTAGCTCGATCATTGTAAGGTGGTTTAACGAATCTGGGCGGTACAGATTCACCGCCCACTACGTCGACGAAAACGGCATCAAGCCTAACACGCCGTACCGGTGCAACGAGGATGGCAGTCTTACCGAGGTGAAGCCATGACGATACCGAGCATCTTCGAAGGGCTTAGCGAGGAGGACATTGAAGCGATCCGAAGCAGGCAAACAAACTTGATAAAGGATTTTTGGTTAACGGAACATGAGACTAGTGTCAAAGGCAGAACGTTAATCAACAAGCCGCTTTTTGGTGGCAACATCAATTGTTACGTATGTGCTGGACGAAGCTCTTCGCTATGGAGATTCAGCCCGATTGCCAACCACTGGGTTTTGGCGACGTGGAGATTCATGTTAGACGATCAACCAGGCCCGGCCATTTCGGACGCCTCCGATCACTCAGCCACCGCTACAAAACTCGCCGCCCAAATGGCATACGAGGTCTGCAAGATGCTAGGCCTACCAACGACCGGACTGCCGGAGGCGGAGAAGTGAAACCCGACATTGCAACATGCATCATTCGGGAACTGGAGCGCGATAGCTTTGACCCCATCCTACTGCCTTTAACCGACAATGTTCGCGAGAAGGCAGAAAGCGGTGAAGACTTCACTGCCTTATGTTTATACAGGCTAAAAGACTCGGAACTCGAAATCTTTTGCGAAAGGGGGCGTTACTGCGGATTAGTATGCGCCCATTGCAAAGTCTCGCTCAGCAATGCGTACGCGGCTAGTTCATATAGAATAGCTCGTGGAGACACCAAATGGCGGTTCATTTCGTGCTACGAGCCGTGGGCAAAGTTGCCTGAGCAAAAATCAAAGGCTGACCGAGACGCTTGTCGCGAGTTAGCCCGGCAGGTTATCCGCGAAATGAAAGCGATTATTGAACTCCCCGAGGCGCAGTTATGGAAATGAAACTCCGAATTACTAACCTACGCGAATGGCTTCCGTCCCGCGCTCGCCAACACCCCGTCACGACGATCGTCGCCCACGCGACGGCGGGCGCATCGGCTACCTCGTCTATCGCGTGGCTCTACCGCCTAGCCCGCGACCTGATCCGAGGCAACGAGGCCAGCTACCACTACATCATCGAGCGGGACGGGTCCGTCACGAAATGCGTACCAATCACGCGCGTGGCGTTCCACGCTGGACGAAGCGTAGGGCCGAACGGCCCGAATGTCAACAACTACTCAATCGGCATCGCGTTCGCCAACCGCAACGACGGCGTCGAGCGCGTCACACCAGCTCAAGAATCTGCCTTCTATGCGCTAGTCGCCGAACTTGCGGTCGCATTTCCCGACCTCAAGTTTGTGACGACGCACTACGCGATCTCCCCGCGCCGCAAGACCGACCCCGTCAAATGGATGCCGGACGCGCGGAGGTTGCCCGATAGGGTGAGGGTGTGGCTGTGAACCCAGACGATTTCGCACGTGCACCATTTCCCTACTTCGGCGGCAAGAGCCGCGCCGCCGAGATGATTTGGCAACGCCTCGGCGCGGACATTGGCAACTATGTAGAACCGTTCTGCGGGTCCTGTGCGGTGGCACTAGCGCGGCCCGCTTCATTCAAGGGTTGGATCACACTCAACGACCTCGACGGGTTTGTTGTGAACTTTTGGCGGTCAATGATTCATGACCCGGTCACGGTTGCTCAACACGCGGCGAACCCGGTTATCGAGGCTGACCTGCACGCAAGGCACCTTCACTTAGTGAATATGCGTGACCGGTTGACTGAGCGGCTGATGGCCGACCCTGATTATTACGATGCGAAGGCTGCCGCATGGTGGGCGTGGGGCGCGTGTTGCAATATAGCGGGCGGATGGTGTAGCGGCGACGGTCCTTGGGTTGCTGGTCTAGACGATGAAGGTTTTTTAACGTTGACTTTGCGTGAAAAGGGTAGTGGACGGCAGGGCGTCAACCGGCAACTGCCGCATCTAGGTGGCGGACAGGGCGTCAACCGGCAACTGCCGCATCTAGGTGGCGGGCGGGTAGATTGGCTATCGGAATGGTTTCGTGAGCTTTCGCGGCTACTTGTAAACGCCCACGTGACGAACGGAAGTTGGGCACGCGTCATGTCCGTAGGAACGCTTACGAGAAACGGCGTTGCGGGCATATTGCTCGACCCGCCATACAGCCTGACAAATGAGGTTTACGCGTGTGATGGCAACCAAATTTCAGCGCAAGTCCGCGAGTGGTGCAAAGCGAACGGCGCAAACCCCGCGCTCCGGATAGCCCTATGCGGGCACAGCGGCGAAGGGCACGAAGAACTCGAATCCGCCGGTTGGCTGGTGAGCACGTGGCACAAGGGCGGCGGCTATCAAGGCGCAGACGACCGTGAACGTATCTGGTTCAGCCCACATTGCAATTCTGAACTGGGCGGGCTTTTTGAGTAACATTTTCCGAAAACAATATGGTAAGGTAGCTTGCGGTGACACCCCAGAATAAACACAACGAAACCGATGACCTAATGCTTCCGTTTGAATCTGTGGCCAAGCTTTATGCGCTCCAGCGACAGGTGGACGAAAAGCAAAGGTTACTCGACGAGATGATTCGCGCACATCAACAGGCCCGGGACGAATTTCGCAAGGTAAACCATGTCACGGCTATTGTGGTTATCGCAATTTGCGTGGCACTTGCGCTTGCTGGCTTTGCCGCGGGGGCCCTGTGATTCGCGAGCTTTCAGTCGGGGACGTGATTGTTTCCCCGTTCGGGGAGCCGTACAACATCACTCACATTTGGGATGGTGATACATGGCGAAACCGAATTTACACAACCGATAAGGGTCGCAGGTTCTTGTTGGGGGAGCTTTGCGCTCTCATTAACTTGCACGGGTGGGGCTACCGCCTTAAAGGGGAGCCAGTAGAACAACGATGAACACACTACAGCAACGATTCGCAGACATCGCCGCCTCCATCGAGGCGCGTCAGGCCGCTCTGACCCCAGAGGCTGCCACTCTTGACATGTACCTCGCGGCGAAAGTTGACCTGAAATCCGCGGAGTCCCGGGTGAGGGAACTTCGCGACGAGATTATTGCCCTAGTGGAAGGCGGGGCGAACATTGTGCTCGATGAGTGCTACCCTCACGTTGCGGTCACAGCTAAGGATGCCGTTGATGAAGCGATGGCGATGGCCATCCTCGGCGACGACTGCCCTCTTACGGCGGTGGTTGACACGAAGAAGGTGCTTGGCATGGTGAAGGCGGGCAAGATTTCCGGGGAAGACGCGCAGAAAATTATCAAGCGCACCGAGGTGAAGACACTCAGCATCCGGAAGGTGAAGGCATGATCACCCCTAAGGATGTGCCTGCGTTTCGGTCGAACACCGGCTGGAGGGACGCGTACTGCGCAGGGCTCTTTGACCTCGTGGAGATGGTCGCGGAGTCGCTCGGCGAAAATGAAACCCGCGCGACGACCCTGGACTGCATTGCGGGTTGCGTGTTGAGGCTTTCCGCTAACCTTGACGACGTGTACGCTATCGTGTCGCAAAGCCGAGAAAAGGGTCTGGCCGCGATGCGGAGCCACCTTGAGTCGGACGATCTGACCTACTCAGAGATCGCGGAGCGGTTTGGCTTGAGGCTGTCTACAGTAAGTTACTACGCGCGGCAATGGGGGCTGTCGCGTAGCGTCAGAGCGCGGTCTAAGAGGGCAGAGCAAGAGGCCAAGGTGCTCGAGATGGCGAAGCAACCCTACGTTCGTGCATCAGATATTGTGCGGGCAACGGGAGTTTCGCGCTTTCACGTGGACAAAATCTTGAAGGAGGCGGGGGTTACGCTCACCGGTTCCCGAAAGATGGATACTGAAACAGAGGGGTAGTTCTATGCCAGACATCGCCATGTGCGTAAACAAAGATTGTCCATTTCGCCACAAGTGTTACCGTTTCATGGCGGTACCCGACACGCATCAATCCTACATGGTCATCTTCCCGAACACTGATGGCACGTGCGACCAGTTTCTCCCGCTTAACAGCGATGGTCGCGCTTTCAAGGGGGAAGAAGATGGCCGGTAAGCCGTGGCTCATCGAGGAGGATGAATACCTGCGCGAGCATTACCCCAAGGGTACAGACCTAGTAACTCTTGCGGAGGTGCTTGGCCGGACCGTTGCGTCCGTGCGCAACCGGGCACGTGAGTTAGAACTGCGATGGGCATCGGGCCGCACGTTCAGTATCGCGCAAGCCATGTCGCCCCCCCGCTCTATACCCAGCCTTCTAGAGCAGCAATTCGAACGGTACCGGCACAAGCAGGAAAACGCGAAACAGAAGCAGTCCGGGATAGACATCATGATTCACGAACCGGGGCCGTTCGGGCTACTCTGCTTTGGCGACCCGCACGTGGGGGACGACGGTTGTGATATGGAACAGCTGATCGCCGACATGGATTTCGCTCGGGCTACCGAGCACGTGTACGCGATCAACATGGGTGATCTATCGAACAACTGGGTCGGGCCGCTCAAGCGTCTATGGGCGCACCAAGGCACGACCGAGGAGGAGGAGGAGGCACTCGTCGCATGGTTGATCGAGTACCTTCCGTGGGTGGTCGTGATTCTTGGGAACCATGACAAGTGGTCACCGATGGCCGCCCGTATTTGCCGGGACCGTAACGTATTCACCGTCTCCCACGGCGGACGGCTAGTCTTCCGGACGCCGGGCGGTAGACCGCTTTACATGGACGCGAGGCACGACCATCGCGGGTTCTCGATGTACAACCCCGCACACGCCCAGATACGGAAGAAGTTCCGTGGTAACCCGTGCGACGTAATCATCGGGGCGCACACCCATGAGAGTGGCTACACCAAGCTTTACAACGACAACAGTAAGACGCTTGGACATTGTGTACAGGTGGCGTCCTACAAGGACGCAGACGAGTACGCAGACGCCAAAGACCTATCAAACTCAAAGATTAGCCCGAGTGTACTGATTGTGGTGGACCCCCAGTGTGATGGGATCGGGTTCGTCCACGTGTTCGAAGACCTTTCTTACGGTGCCCTGTTCTTGCAAGCCTTGCGTGATAGATATGAACACACCCACCCCTCTTCCGATACTCCCTCGTAGCGTGATTCTCCGACAATAATGGAGTTTGATTCTTCACACCCGCTTCACAACGTTGAGGCGGAGATGGCCGTGCTGGGCTCTATGCTCCTGTCTGCACGCGCCACGGATACCTGCGTGTCCATGCTTGCGGTAGATGACTTCTATCGCCCCGCACACCAGACGCTTTTCGGGGTCATGCGCGGGCTCTGCGTTCGCGGCGTAGAGATTGACTACCTCACGTTGAAGGACACGCTGGTGCAGAGCGATGCGCTTGACAACGTGGGCGGCGAGGCGTATCTAGTCCACGTGGCGGAGTTTGTTCCGTCGCCCGCTAACGCGGAGTACTACGCGGATATTGTGCTTGGCTTGTCGCGCATCCGGCGCATGAGGAAGGCCATGCAGTCGGCGTTGAACCTGCTCGTTGACCCTGAGGCTGGCACCCCGGAAGAGCGTATCGAGAAGGCGGAAGGTGCAATTTTCGATGTCGGGAAAGGCTCTGCTCAGTCCTACTTCCAAGGCGTCTCGGAGCTTGCCGACGAATACCTTTCGGTGGTGTCCAAGGTGCATGGTACAGGCCGCCCGCTCAAGGGCCTCACGGTGGGCTTTGACGCGCTGGATGATGTGACCACGGGGTTCGGGCCGGGTGATTTCGTGGTGATCGGGGCGCGGCCCGGCATAGGAAAGACCGCGCTCGTGCTCGATTTCGCGCTAAATGTAGCGAGGCAAATTGCGATGCAGGAAACGCGGGGCTCGGTGGCGTTCTTCTCCCTTGAAATGTCTTCGGCCCAATTGATGTCGCGGATGGCATCCATGATGGCGGGCATCTCCTCAAAACGCCTCAAGCAAGACTGGCGATTAAGCGACGAGGAATACGTTGCCCTGTCTGACTCCGCGAGCATGATTAGCGACCTCCCCATCTACATTGATGACCGCACCGATCTTACGTCTACAGACATGCGGGCCAAATGCAGGCGGCTTAAGCAGGACAAAGGTCTTTCCCTTATCATTCTGGACTACCTGCAACTCATGAAGGGCACACGTAAGTTTGAGAACCGCGTAAACGAAGTGGCGGAGTTCGCGCGGTCGTGCAAACGCCTCGCCAAAGAGCTAGGTGTTCCCCTGATCGCGCTTGCTCAGCTATCGCGGCAAGTCGAGAACCGCGCCGGGCCCAAGAAGCCACAACTCTCCGACCTTCGGGACTCTGGTTCCATAGAGGCGGATGCCGACATCGTGCTCCTACTTAACCGAAAGGAAGGCCAGGCGGATGCCGATGAACTGAAGCGCAACCCAAACCACGTACAGGAAGTAGAAGTCGATGTCGCGAAGAACCGGCATGGTGAAACTAGGACCATCCGGCTTGGGTTCCAACCGTCATACACGCGCTACCGGAACGTTGATCAAGACGCGTGGAGCTAACAAAAAAAGCCCGCCCCGCAAGGAGGCGAGCCAAGAACAACGTACCCACATATAATTACGCGGGGCTAGCCACGAAAGTTTCACTGCCCGAGCCAATAAGCGTCCTTTGGGTCGAAAGTACCGGGTTATTGATGTAGATCGTCCCGCTGTCCTGAACGGCGTAGCGCGATGCAGTGTTGATGTTGCCGCCGTTTGGGTCGCGGTAGTTCGCATCGTAGACCCATATGCGCGACGCGTCGGCGACCGTTACGATGGTGCCACCACCCGCCACGGAGATCCCTACCGCAGTCTGCACGGTCGTACCGGTCGACCGGTAGAAGTACCCGCCAAACACGACCCGGTAGGAAAGGACGCCGCGTTCGTTGACGTCTTGGATGGCCGGGCCTTGCGTATCTGAAATCTCGCACTCTACCGTGATGCCCCGCGCCCCCGAGTGGCCGGTCGTCCCTTGGTTGATATTGTTGGTCAGCCCCGCACCGCAACCGTAAACCATCACGTTGTCTTCCCAGAAATGGCGAAGCGCACGGTAGTCGATGCCGTCGGTGGGTGCACCCGCAAGTACGCAGTTTTGCAGGAACGTTGTGCCCCATCCCTCAAATTGCACACCGTTAGAGCCCGATCCGCAACCGAGCGCAAATCCGCAATTAAAGAACCCCTGCACCATTTCGGGGGTCTTGCGCACCGCTACACCGGAATTCGCCGTACCGTTCCCCGCAGACGCGAGTGTGATGGTGTAGGTGTTTGACGTGACGCCACCAATAACGAAGTCGCCATTAAGCGAAGGAACGCCTTGGATACCCGTGTGGGTGACCGTATTGCCGTTGGCCCAGCCGTGCGCCGCGCCAGTGGTGATCGTGTAGGTCCCTGAACCGCCATCTACCGATGACGAGATGAGGTGGCCGCAAATGGACGAGAAGATGATCGAACCGCCGATGAACACCACATCGCGCCAAAGCGTTCGGAATGCGGGGTTGTTGTGGATGTGCCGCGCCGAGTTCGCTGAAACAAACGTGTACGCGCCGCGCGGGGCCACTGTGGTGCTCCCATTGTTGTAGTAGAGAACATCGTTCACACGGGCGCAACGCTGGGCAACCACGGCGTCCATCAACGCAACCGTTCCACCACTCGTGTAAGAGCCTGCGAACGTAGAACCGTTCAGCGTAAACGTGGTCGTGTTCACCACTGTGACGATCCAGGCCCCGTTCGCCGCCGTAACCCCGCCCACGGAGAAGATGACCACCCGCGCGCCTGTCGTCAAACCGTGCGCCGCCGACGTAGTGATGAGAATCGCCCCCCCGCTATTCGTAGCGTTCGTGATGGTCAGGGTAGAGGGGGTGACAACTTGGTTGATGTTCGGCAACCCAAACGTGTTTAGGACATCGAAATCGACTACCGCCGCCGGACTGATTGTCGAGATGCCAGCGGTATTGTTCGTCCACATCCCCAGCGTGGTGTTGAGCGTCCACGTGATGTCGTCCGTCGTGTTCAGAAAGTTGGTAATGACCGCCGACTGGCCGGGCGTCCATGACTGAACAATCTTGTTCGCCCCCGCATCTAGCCCGCCGAGCCCACGCGCCTGAGTGAACGCTACCCCTGACTTAATCGCGAGCCTCACCGTCTCCCAGTCACGGTTTCGGAGTGCCGCTACCACGTCATAACCGCAAGGCGGAAGATAAATGCATTGGTCGGTCGCAAGGTTGTACTGCGTTCCAAGTGTTAGCTTCGGGCCACTCGACCCACTGTACGGGGTAGCACCCGAGTTCCCGTCCGCCCCTAGCATGGAGACAAACACGCGGCCATAAGAGCCGTAACCGACCGGTAGCAAACTGCCCCACGAAACATCCGTGCGGTACCTGCCCGTCACCCCCCGAAACACCTTGTACGCCGCATACGCCGTGGGTGGCGACGGGAAGAACGTCGAATAATCGGGAATGGTAGAGAGCAGCACCTCTGATTCCGTGACCACTTGCCATCCACGCTGGACAAGCGTCTGTGCCGCAACCACGCCCGCCGCGAAACGGCTCGCGCCCTTCCCGTCAAGAATTGGCATTACCCAAGCACCGCCGCCGAAAGCGTGGTCGGCGAAGCGCAGAACGCATAAATCGCCGTGGTCGTGGTGTTTACCGGAATGAAGAGCGTGTCGGCGGGCTGGCAGATAAACTCGAAGAGCGACGCCGAGACCGTGGGCGCAGTGCCCGCGCGGTTCGCCAACCGGAAGTACACCGGATTCGTCGTCGATGGGTTACCAAAGGACACCAAGGACCCGCCCGCATTTACCGGCACCAGCGCACTGGCCCCCGCAGTAAACGTCAAGCCTTGGAGTAGGGTGAGACCGTGTTCTACCGTGACCATGCCGCGTTAAGTATACGACAGGTCAACAGTTCCACTTCTTAAGAGCCTTACAGATGCGTTTCTTTGGTTCCTTCGCGCAGTCGATCCCGTGCGCCCTCTTCTGGCCGCCCATCCGCGAGCAAAAGGATTTGCGACGCGACGCATCCTTCTTTGTCTTGGGGTTCGGAGCGGGCGGTTTAAGGTTCCCGCCCGTGGCCGAATTGTACGCATTTCGCCCGGCAGAATTCAGACCGCCCGAAGGGTCTTTATGCTTTGCCTTGAGCGTGAACTTCTTCTTGCTCACTTCTTCTTGGCCTTCTTGGCCTTCTTCATGAACGGCGGCATCATTTTCATGTCACCCTTCATGTCGCCCTTGTCGCACGAGCCCTTCTTGCCCTTACCGTACTTTTTCACAACCTCATTTTACATCAGATGTGCGCGGGCGGTCATCCGGCGGCAGGTAGCGCGACTCCTCGATGACATTTATCGCCTCCGTCAACGCGGCGGTGGCAAGAGTTGGGTTTGCGCCCCATGATACGTGCGCGACGGGGCTTCCGGGTGACACGCACGTTGCAACAAAGACAATGCCGTGAGCTATCGTTCGTTCCTGCAAGATGGCGAGATAGGACATGAGCAGGTCAAGCTGCTTGTTTGGGTCTGGTTCAATCTCCCACGCAAATTGAGCAATGATGTCGTCAAGCTCAGGGCAACGCTCTGATGTAACTTGGTCTGATGGGGCACTTCGTTCGTTCATAGCTTCGGTAACTTTACCTCAGGCCCGAACGTCAACCCGTCCAAAACATCCTTTGCGGGCTTAGGTTTCTTCTTCGGGGTCATCGGTTTGTCGCCCGGCACGTTGTACTGGTACCGGATGTTCTGCGCCGCCTTCACAAGATCGAACGGGTATTCACGCATCTTGGCTTGCCCGATCCGCTGGGTATCCGTACGCCCCGCCTTCTTGTCCGCCTCACGCTCTTTCGGTGGCTTGTAGTCCTTGATGTCGGCGCGGATTCCCACAAACGAGAATGCGCCCACGAGTAGCGCGGCGACCGCAAGCACCGGGTTCGTCGGGTTTTTGTCATCAACCGCCCGGTACGCAGACTGCGCAAACAGAGGGAAAGGCTCCTCCATAAGCGTGGACGGCGAGAGCGGGTAGGGCCCAACCACGGGCACTCGTGCGCCCGACTGGTCCCCGGGCACGAACCGGTTGACATCGGCCTTATTAACCGTGACCGCTAATGCCTTCTGCGCGGTCGGGCTTAGCTTGTTGCTCACAAAATCTGCTGGCGGCACATAGTAGCGTTCTGGGTCGCGCGGCTCTTTCTCCTCAAACTTCGAGCGCGTAAACAGCTTTAGCGGCCCGTACCGTTCCCCTTTGCCGGGCTCACTTATTCGCGGGGGCTCTTGCGTCAACATCTGCGCGTACAGCCGCCAATACGGGGCAAGGTTCAACGTCCAGTCCACCGCGAAATACTTCCCCCCCGGAAGCGGGAACCTTGCAAACCCGAAGTCTTTGTCACGGATGTCGGTAACCACGTCGCCGCCCATCATGTTTGCCGCGTAACCAAGCATAGCGAGTGTAATCGCCGACGCTCCTACGCGCCGCGCGTCATACAACGCCGCCGCTTTCATCGTGCCCTCACCGATCTCTTTGTTCTTCAGCGTCTTGCGCACCAACGCTTTACTCGTCGCGGTGAGGGGTGCCGACATCTGAACGCTTGCGGAGAAAAACTGCGCCGCGTACATCACGTGGTTCAATGCTTCAGCCTGCTCCACTTTACCCTTCCCAGAAAGAACGTTCGTCACGTCGGCGAGAAGCTGTAATTCATCCTTGTTCAGGCTCTTCCCGCCCTGAAACCGAACCGCTGACGCGTGGAACGACTTGAATGTCTCTAGGCGCGTACGGTTCAAATACGCGTTGAATGACCGCTCAGACCATCGTTTCCACGCGCTAACCCCGGGGCTGTTCTCGATGAGTTTCGTCATAAACAGCCGGTTGTGCAATGGCCGCTCGCCCTCACCAAGAAGCCCCGTGCGAGAGAACGATACACCCGCACCACGCGCAAGGTTGTAGATCGGGTCGGATTCCAGTTCAAACTGCACACGGTTAAACCCTGCACTTGTGCGTGAGCGGGCCATATCACGCACACCCTTAGCGACAACATCAAACTTAAGTGTACGGATAAGCTCCGCGCCCTGAGCTCCCACCGCTGAGATGTCGCCCATCGCCTGTAACGTGCGTGGGGCGTTCAAGATGTCGAACACTTGAACCGTTCCCTTCATAAACGGGTTGAGCGCGTCGTACTGCGCCTCCGCTTCTGCCTGCAACACCTTCTCTTGCAATTTTGCGCGAAGGGAGGAAAGCTTTAGTCCGGCCTCGAATTCGGCCGTAGTCTGCGCCTTCCGGGGTTTCGGTGTAAGTCTGCCCGCTTCAGCGTCACGCAGTAGCTTCTCTAGTCGTTCCTCCGCAAGTTTACGGTTAAGGTCATCAATATCCTTGCGTACAGCATCAATCTCAGGGTTAGACGGCTTCGGTTGTTTCACTGTCTCGCGACCCGCCATCGCATCCGCGATCTTCTTCTCTACGTCACGCTTGCGGCGCAGTAGCGCGGTCAGCATCCTCGTTTGTTCCTTTACAGGGTCGGTCGCAGGTTTTTCACCCGCCTTCTTGCTGGTGGGCGGCTTCGAACGCGCGGCCCTCACCGATGATGCGCGGGCCCCCGTCGCCTTCGCCTCCTTCTGCATGGCATCTAGTTGCGATTCCGCCTCAACCTTGCGCACTTTCGGGGTCTGCTTCTGTTCGCTCTCTAGCACCTTTATGCGGGCCGTAGCTTTCTGAAACGCGCGACGATCTTCCGTCGTCGGGTTTTGTTTTGCGCGGAGGTCCTCTACCTGCTTCTTGAGCCCCGCAAGTTCCTTGTTTGCGCTTACTGCCACCGGTGACGGCGGAGTGGGTTTACGGGTTTCCTTTGCTACAAGAATGTCTTGAAGCTCTTTATCGGTCAGCTTCGCAAAAATGTCTGCATCGTCTTTTTGTAGCCGCTTCCGCAGCACTGCTAAGGTGATGTTCTCAACACCGTCAATCACCATGAGGCGAATGCGCTCACGAATGATCACGCCGTACAGCTTCATCTGCTCGGGGCCCGTGCCGAAATCCAATGCGCCCGCTTCCTTGCCCTTGACTCCTTTCTTGGGTTGAGCTTTCAGCGCGGCAAGCCTAGCTTTTGCGTCCGCAATCGCCTTGACCGATTTCTCGCGTTTAACTGATGCGCGGGACGTGTCGACACTAGAGCGGGTCCCTTTCGCGCGAGCGTCGAGTTCCTCGCGGACGCGCCCCACCACTGCTTCTTCCGCGTCGTCCTTCGCCTTCACGCGGGCATCCTCTAGTTCTCGCTCAGCGGCTTTCAGTTCCCGTGAAAGGACCCGGAGTTCCGCCTTCTGCTCTGGCGTCAGCTTGTTCCTTGCCATGATGCCGAAGCGCGAAAGAATTCCGTGATAAGAGAAATCGTCGCCGACGGCCACGCCACGCGAGGCAAGCGCGCGAGCGGTGTTTGTGCCTGCAACCGAAAGCGTCTGCACAATGCGCTCTCGCTCTAGGTTTAGGGTCCGGTATGCGTCCGACGCCTCATCCAAACTGTCTAGCGTTTGGTTGATTGAGTGAAGCCGGAAATCTAGCGCAATAACATCACGCTCAGTCAGGAGCGCATATTCACTGCGAGCCGCTCGGTCCATGATCTCAGCCGCGCCTTCCTGCGTGTACATCTTGCGCGACACAACGTCGTCAATCACGTCACTCCACGCCTGACGCCCGGGCGGGGGAACGTCGAGTTTGAGCATCCGCTGGAAGTACGCCCGGCTACCGCCCGTCACCGTGGGGTCCGCCTCGATCTTCTTCGCCACCGCCACCTCATCCGGGGTGAGTCCGTCCATGTCGACAGGCGGCATTTTACGTTCCACCGGCAATGGTTGAGCGTCCGGCAAACCTGGAAGCTTAGTAGGTGCTACTGCGGCTGGCGTGACCGCCTCGGGGGTGACTGTAACCGGAGTCACGTCGGGCGGCACCGCTGGGGCACTCGGGATGGCCGAAGGGGACGCTGCAACTGGCGCGGGTACAGGAATGGCCGCCGGGGCCGCGCCGCCGTATTCAGCCTCGATCTTCTTTACGATGCCGGGATTCGGGGTACCACTAGAAAGGGATTGGCGCAACGCTCTCTTGTCGCGCACCATCCCGTCGTATGCCGCGCCAGTCTTCTTGGCTTCCGCGATCCTTCCATCTAGGTCCTTCAACGCCGCCGTAGTCTTGTTTCGCCAGTGCTTCTGGACATAGCCCGGCATTGAGCCCGTAACGTCGTCGATCTTGCGAAGCGCGGCGGTGGCGGCGTCCTCTTCCATGCCGGTTGTTTTACGCAAGTCCGCTACCCGCTCGGCGAAGGTCTTGCCTTTTGCCTTGTCCTCTACCGCCCGCATTGCGGCGCGGGCCCGTAACCCCGCCGTTGCCCCTTTCGCACCAATCGCACCCGCCACCGCAGTGCCCCTCACTCCCGCCTTGACCGCGCCGGTGACACCACGCGCGGCGGCACCAGCACCCGCAAGTGCGGATCCGATATTCACCACCGCCATGATCCGCGCTACGGGGTCAGCCTTGGGGTCAAACGCCGCACCGTAACTTTCGTACAACGCCTGCTCAGGGTCCTCGGCCATTTGCGCCACAGAGTCAAACTGCGACTTCACGAACTCACTAGGCACTACTAGTGAGCCCAACCCCGCCTTCTTTGCCTCTTTTGTAATACGGGCCGCCGGGTTAAGTGACGTTGCGATCTCGCCCGCCTTGCGCAACGTTCCGCCTACGCCCTTCGCGCCGACCGCTTCTAGCCCCTCGCCCGCCGCGCGCAGGACCTGCCCCTGGGGGTCCACCACAACACCGCGCACAGCGTCTACCATGCGCATAACATCACTCTGCGCGACGGCTGATCCCGCTGAGCGCAACGCCTTGCCGATCGCGCGTTGGGCGTCAGCAAGCGCGTTCCCCGTACTCGGCGGTTCTTTCGCTTCTTGCTCGATCTCCGCCCTTAGCTTTGCTATATTCGCCTGCTTCTTCTTCTTGCGCGGGAGGGTTACTTCCCGGTAATAACGCACGTCCTCTTCCACTAGCAACTGCTGGGCCGCAGGAGGAATCTGGCCGTCAACCAATTCACCCTTGTACCGGTACTTACGGCCTGTAAGTTTGCTCACAATGCGCCGTGGGTCAGGTGGACCCTGCGGATTCGCATTCACTGTAGGCTTAGGCTTAGGCTTAGGCTTAGGCACACCCCACTCGTCGCCCGTAAGCTTGCTCGCTGCGGCAAGGTTCGCGCTTAGCATTAGTTATTGTCCACCCGGAATAAGTCGCTAAAGGACCGCGACGTCTTAGGTGCCCCGCTTTGAGGCTTGCGCTTCGGGGTTGGCCTCTTGGCCGGTGAGGGTGGCGCGGGAATCCTGAGTGGGGTAATGTTGCGGAAATCAATCTCGCCAACAATGGGGAGTGGCGTGATGGTTCCACTTACCTTTCTGGTTGCCCGCGACGCGCCCGCAACAGGGGCCACCTTCATCTGGAAGTTCTTCTCCGCTTGCTTCTTTGCCTCAATAAGGCTATCCCGTGCGGCATACAGCTCACCCAGCATCGCGCGGGCCTGCTTCACTTCCTCCGTCTTTTCCTCGGGGTCGCTTGCTTTGAGACCCTTGATCTTCGCCTGGAGCATCCGAATCGTGCTCTGCGTCGAACCAAGCTGACGATTCGCGTCCGTAAGCATCGTGCCGTAAACGCGAGCTTGCTGGGTCTGCACACCCTTACCGACGCCCTCTTGCCTTAACGTCACCTCCGCCTGTAATCTGTTCGCGGACAATTGGGCGCGGTACACCTCAAGCGCGAACTCCGGCTGAAGCAAACTCGTGCGCCCGGCCAAATTGAGTGCGGACTGGCGCAACTGCTCCGCCCGGGCCTTGACCTCTTCCACCCGCCCCGGCGTGAGTGCCGCTAATGCGGCGGACTGCGCCTTGTTGAGCCCGATCTTGGATAGCCCCAACTCCTTATTGACGCCCTCCATCCGCTTCGCGAAGTCGGTCTGTTGCGCAAGTGAACGCGTTCGCTCCTCAGTAAGACCCTTATTCGCCATCGCAAGGACCTCTTGGTAACCCGGGATCCCCAACGCCTGAGCGTTGATCTGTACGTCCGGAAGGATGTCCGCATTCTGCTGGTAAATCTGCTGGACCGCGCTTGCCGCGTTCATGCGCACCTGCGCGTTTGGATTCGCCATCTGCGGGGCGAAGACGCTCAACTGCCGATTCACTTCACGAATGCGGTTCTGCTGGGAAAGTTGGTCCATTCGGTCACGCGCAAGGACATCACGCTCCCGCGCTTGATCGCGGCGCAAGATGTCATCCAAAATATCGCTCGTCTCGCGCTGCAACGTAGCATCCTTTAGGGAAAGTGCTCTTAACTGCTGTTCACCCGCGCGGGATTGCCCCTCGAACCGGTTTACGCGGGCTTGCGTGTCCGCCGCCGCTTGGTTTTGTTTTGCGCCAAGGAACCCCGCAAGGGTGGGCGCGATCTCGCGGCCACCCCCGCCGAGCAAAAGCGCAAGCCCTAGCGCGATGGCGTCCGGCGTCCGAAACGCAGGAAGCACTTGCTCTGGGGCATCCATCTGCCCCATCCGCCCAAACACAGCCTGCATCTGCTCGTCGTTCTGCGCTTGCCGCATCCGCGCGTCCGTAAGCCGTGGGTCAGCAAATGGTTCCGCTCCCACCGTCTCGACATCACGTTCGGGTTGAATGCCCTTGAGCGTCGCGAAATCCACCCGTGACAGGTACGGAATCCTCACCGAAACACCCCGGGGTTACTGGCGAGTCCGCCCGCGACCTGACCAAGCAACGCGCCGATCCCTGGGCCGCGCGATTGTTGCCGGAACTGGCTGTTACTCTCCGTCTGCGCATTCATTGCAAGTAGTTCCTGTAGGTAAGGGTTCTGACTGATTACGTTCTGAAGCAAGGACACAAGTTGCGCCATATCCTCGTCCCGCCGAGCGGGGTCGTTGTAATAATTCACCGCGCTTCCCGCTTCCCGCGCCGCGCTGAGCGAATTTGCGCCAAGGTAGCCACCGAGAACCCCTTCACCGAGGCCCTGCGCCCGGGCTTGGTTTGCACCCTGCATCGCGGCGTTCGCGTACTGGGCGCGGATTCCGCCTGCCGCCCGCTCCCCCTCTTGAGCATAATTGCGGCTCTGAATACGGTTCAATAAATCCCGCACGACGCCTTGGTAGTCGTCCTCGAGGCCAAGGTTAAACGAACCCCGATTGGCCGCGCCCATGTACGAACCCACCCCGAGCCGTTGAAGCGCGGTATTTAGTTCGTTGTTCCCGCGCGGATTGAGTCCCGCGCCACGGAATAGGTTTCCCGTACCAGACAGGGTTGTCGCCGCGAGGGATTGGTTGTTAAGGCCCCCGGACGTTCGGGCCCATGCGTTCGGTGCCATACTGAAAGTGTACACCACATGACCATTAGCGATATCAAGAAAGCGTCCGTACGGTGGCTGAACTACATGTCACGGATGCGCAAGGAACCCGTCACCGCGCTCCGGATGAACGCAATGGCCTACGTAACCGAGGTGTGTGACTACGCCACCCCGGGCAAGTTCTTGGAATGGTACGAAGGCAACTTTGGGCAACGACTTAACCGCAGGACATGCGTCGAGCTTTTCGATGAACTGCACCGCCGGTTAAGGGTGCTCATCCGCACCCCGCTCGGATACCTGCCCATCTTCCGCGAGGAGGGGGAGCCACGGTTTGTCGCCTACGTAGATAACATCCCCTTCGGGAGTGGCGCATTCTATATCGAACCATCCGAAGAACTCGTCGCTGCAATCACTAAGTTCTGCCATGATTCGCACATACCAGTGCGGGTGGCGCAACTCCGCATCAATGGGACGTGGGCAGGTGATGTACCGGAATGGGCGTTCGGCTACCATGATGTCAGCCCGCATAACCCACCGCGTACACTTCAAGAACCGCCCAATCGTCCGATGTCAGATATTGGAATCGACCGCCTGTAGTTGGCACCCACGCCATTGTTCCGCTCTGGTCACCCGCGGCGGACGATGCCCTTTGTGACTTCGCGGTAACCTCCATCCCCCCATCAAACGCCCGCACCTTAAACTCCGCGAGCGGCTGAGACGCATCCGCCGCCGTGCCGCCGAAAATCTCCAGCAAGACCGCGCTGGCACCAGCGGGAACACCATCTAACGCCACTGAAACCCACCCCGTCATCGCCGCGCTTGTCGTCACGGTCACTTTGCCCGGGAAGAACGTCACAATCGGGCCGGTTGGGGTCGCCGCTAGTGCTGGTCGGGACTGAGTGATGTTCCCTTGCGGCGCGGACCGCGCCAGTGAACTGACCGCCGACTTTACGTTCGCAATGCTTTCCTCGATGCGACGAGACTTCTCGCGAATCTCCTCAATTGTTGCCCTGATCTCATCCACTTCTTGCGCCACTTTGACCTCCCTCAATATCAACCGTTACGGCGTAAAGCACATGCCCACCCGGGACCGTGTATTCCACGTTTAAGCTGGGCCCGTAACCCGCCGCGCCCGGTATTCCCCCCGTACCGGTCTGGTCATAACGCCACCCCGGTGACGCCGCTACATTAAGCCCCACCTGACCGGTCACACCAGCCCCGGTTTGGTCCGGTAACCCGTCCGCGCGAAACGCGCGTGTGAATGTCATGAACCCTGACGCGTGGGGCTGGAAGACCGCGCCCGCCCGCCCTAGACGTGCCGTCGTAAACGGAGCGGCAAGAATGCGGGACTCTAGCCGACACGCAATGTTTTCGCCCGCATCGGTCGCGGTGCCCGGCTTGTCCCACTCATACACCGCGCCCGTCTGGGTAATTGCAACCATCTGCCTACGCGGGGAAACGTCGTACGGGAGAACGGCGCGAATGTCAATATTGAACGCATCTTGCACAAAACCCTGCGTGTCGACATCGTAGAGTAGTCCACGATTGTTCGCCCCCGCGCCCGCCTCCTCGCGGTAAAACAGTTGATAACGCTGATGCGCCGCGTAGCCACACGCATTTGTGATGTTCCCCGCGCGGAGCAAGTCGTCTACCACCTGATAGGACACCGATCGACTAGCCGCACCGTAGCTCTGTACCCGCATCTGCCCCTCGGAATCTAGCCAGTAAATCACGTTGTCAAAGGTTGCGATCGAAGAAACGGAACCGATCCCTTTCGTGACAACCTGCGCCGCTTGCGTAATCTGGAGCGCGTTGAACCCGCCAAGTCGGTACCCACTTCTATCCGTCAGCAAGAACACCGCGTCCACCCCGTAAATGTCAGACTGGAGCCGAACCATTGCCTTCACCTGCTCGCCCCCAAATGTACGGAAAGTAGGTGATGTCACAAGAAGCGTACCGAACGCATCACTACGCACCACACGTGAGAAATCAAAGAGATCGGTATCGCCCGACACCCACAGTTGAGACTGTCCGCCCGCGATTCCTTTGATGCCCGCCACATACAAGCGGTTATTCACATTGAGGAACACACCACCCTTCGGGATCACTTGGTGCGTTTCGTCGTAAGCCAATCGCACAAGGCTTCGGTCAGAACCGAGCGTGTTGTCAGTCTTTAGGTTCAACGCACCCGCCGGGAGGGAGCCCGGTAACGCAAAAGAACCGTTTACGCCAAGGTGGTAGAAGGGGCCGAGCGCGGTCACGCCGTTAGACTCCTCGGGGTCGCTACGGTAAAAATACAAACTCCCCCTCACTGACGTTGCCGCTAGGTCGGATTGCACCCAGAACGCAGTGCTCGTCCCGCTTGGCGGAGCGTATGCGTAAGCTTGAGCAGCGGGTGAACGGAACGCGCGGGTGAACCGGGTCGCCGCTACAGCCGACCCTTCCGAATAGGCGGCATCAAGCCCCGCCGCGACCGCGTAGAGCGATTGAGAGTCCACTTGCCCAGTCGTGAACACGCTCACTATCACGTCCCCGAATGTCGCCACTGGCTTCTCAACCGTCACGCGCAAGCCTGACCACTGCGTCAAACCTCGCAACTCTAGGCATGGGTAGAACGCGCTAAAGTGTTGACTGGAACCGCCAACATTGCTAGGCACCACGGTTGGGGCTGAATCACTTGCACGTGCCCACGCGTCGTAGAACGCAAGTCGGTATGCCGTCCCGAACGCCACGTAAGACCCGCCGAAAGCTGCGCCCTGCAAATCAAACGTATTTGGATCAATGACGGTCACTTTCCGCACACCGTTCGCGCCCGTCGCGCCCGTTACCCCCTCAACGCGCACGTAGTCATTCGTGCTGTAACCATGCCCAGCGACCGTCACGCGAGGGGCACCGCTCCCGTTGTCCACTACATTCGTCACCGCTTTACCCAATTCGCCCGTCGCAAGCGCGAGAGCCTCTACTTTCGTCAGCACGTCGTACAGCTTGTTCCCCTGCGTCACAAACCCTATCTCGTTCTGGATGGTCGCGCCAACAACGCCCGGCACTCCGCTCGATGACGTGTGGAGGTACGCCGCATCGAATGTCAGCACCGCCGTCGCGCTTGCCGATGACCCCGTAGAGAACGCGTCAACATCAATGAACCCTGTGGAGGTGATGCTCGGAATGCTGAACGTCGTCGCATCACTCTCGTCGAGGTCCCGCGCGTACGTGCTCGTGCAGTCAAACTCGGCAAACGGGACGGGCCGCTGAGTGACCGTTGTCGGCACACCGGGGTCATCGTGGACCGCGATCACATTCGGCGAGCCAAACTGGAATATGCGGGGGGCATCAAACCCATTGCCCATCACCACTACATCCTGAACTGCAAACAGGGTTTGCAGTGGGCCGCGATTCACTTGGCACACCTCGAACCCAACCATGCCGTCCTGAGTGAACCGAGTAGCCGCAGTCGTCATCTCGATCCACACCGCGCCGCTCCACGCGTAGCACCGCGTCGTCCCCGCTATACGGAACGCCGCGAAAATCCATTGGCCACCACCGACGCTTGCCGTCATCGCTCCACGAAACTCTGCCGCCGCGTCAATCTGCGCCGTCAGCGCGATCCCGTAACCGTTGCGGGCCTTGATCGCTAGGCTGTCCACCCGGACGTTCCGAAGAAGCCGGGCGTAGCTATTCGGCAGGAACTCTGGCTCGACCGCCGTAATCATCCCCCGCACCGGCGCGTTTGCCCCGAATACAGGAACGTTCAAATGAACCTCGTCTGCTTGCCAGCAATGAACGGGACATACTTGGGGGCGCGAGCCTCACGGAGCCGACGTGAAACGTGGACACGCATCATGCCGATGTAGCGCGCGTACCTATCCTCCCAGTACCCCACCCTCTCGTGGTCGCGCCGCTCCGCCCACCGTAACGCCATTCCGCACAAGAATAAATCGTCGGTCAGGAACCCCGCAGGAATCGCCTCGGTCCCCGTAATGTCTGCCCGCACCGTGGCTTCAAGTCGCACACGCGGATACGTGCCCGACGTGCCAAGCGTAGGCGTAGGGTAGAACCCGATCGTCTGTACGCCCACATCACCCACCGCGCCACCGCTCGTATAACAAAGAATAGGCGTGATGCCTGAAGCGTTGCGCCACTGAGGGTAGAACATCCGTAAATAATCAAGGTCCTGCACATCAAGGCGAGTGTGAGTGTTAATCACCGCCGAGGGCTCGTACCACACCTCGTGGATCGCGATCACCTCTTCTGAAAGCGTGTACTGCGCTACCCCGCTCGTCAAGCTCACATAAGCCGGAGCCGTACGCACCTGAAACATCGACAACAGCTCTCGGTACGTGTTGTTAAACAGTTCAGTGGCGACTGCCGTAGGACATTCCGGGTAGTACCCAGAGTCCGTAAACTTGGTGATCACTTGGTCTACGGTAGACGCCACTAGAAGAACCTCCGTGGCCGCGCCGCCCTAGGAGCGTCCCGCTCGTCCGCGTCGTCCGTATAGCAAAACGCTACCCGCTTGCTCCTCACTAACCCAAACGTCAGGACGCTAAGGCGGCCATCCCCCACCGTTAACCCCGCGCCGCCCGTGACGGGGGATAGACACCGCCCGTAATAACCCGGCACCCGCACTAAATAGGTCACATACGGACTCGGCGCGAACCTCACTGGAACCGCCCCTTCTCACCACCGTTAATCGCTTCCGTAAACGTGGAAGCCATGAGCGGGGTGGCGTTGTCATCGGCATACACAATAACTTGGTCCGCCGGGGTAGCGGTGCGGTTACGGAAGAACCGAAACAGTGTCGCGAGCACTGAGCCAAAGCTTGCCGCGTTCGGGCTGGGAGCGAACACACCCTCCAGCTGAGACCACACCGCAAGCGCAATCTGCGCAAGGGTCAGTTGCTCAGGTCGGAGCACTAACTCATCACAGTTCACGTGCGCATTCACGCTATCGACCGTCGCCTCCACGTGCACGAGGTAACACTTATTCACTTCAAACCCGTTCGCCGCAGTCAGCGCAATATCAGCCGCGTACAGCCCCGTCCTGTTCGTGTCATCCAGTAGCGCAAGGGTTCCGGTCAGGATCGGAGTGCCTACAGCTTGTTTGTACACCTGGTAAGTCACGCTCCCGGTCGCGTCGTACTTCGCGCCCGTCGTAAACTGGGACGCCGCCGCGTACACTGTCCAAGTATCGTTCAGGTAACAGATTGACTTCATTGGACGCAGAACCCCTTGAGCACCTTCACCGAACGGATACCGTCAGCAAGCGGCAACTCACCACCCACATTATACATAGCGGTAAGCCCGTCCGCCGTTACCGTAGGGGCTACCGGGTACAGAACCGGAGGCACCTCCACCTCCGCCTCAAGCCGGAACCAGAAATACACGTCGCCTGCATTCAGTGCCGCAATGGTCACACCGTCCGTCAAACAGTCAAACGAGTACAGCGTCAACCCTGAAGGCAACCGAGCGGGCGTGGCCCCTAGTGCCGCATTTGTCCCCAGCGGTCCCGAAACGTCACCAAGGGAAACCACGGCCCAATTCGACCACGCCGCGTTCGGGAACGGGGACGTCGGGTTCGGGATTGCCCCCACTTGAATTTGTAGCGATATATACGGCGGAAGCGATATAAATGGCGGAGAGGGCACATCAACCCTCACCCGCACCCAGTCTGTCTTCACCTGTGCGGTTGCACTCGGACCAACCGGAGAGAATATGTCACTTAGGTTAGACCACGGGTTAGCCGTGGGGAATGCCACGTTCGTTGGGACGGACAGCGAAAGGATTGGCATTACTTCTTGCCCTTCTTCCCTTTCTTCTTGCAGGAACCGGGCGCGTAAGCCTTCTTCCCCTTAACAGGCTCGTACCCCTTCCAGCAACGACCGCGCTTCATGGCAATAGTGTACCCCTGTAAAAGAGTGAGGGAGCCCGCCACACCAACGGACCCCCTACAGCAACACACCACCACACTGACTGGGTGACGTATTTAATGTACCACGGGACTGGCCGTTTGTCAACCCTTCCCGTGAGAATTTACACCACCGTCACGTAAAGCGTGGCAACAAGGCTGTTGACGTTGCCCGATGCCTCCGCTACGTTCAGGAATCCCGTGCTCCCCCATACCTGCGACGGACGCCCGTTCGTGCCCGCTTCCGCCGCGACGATGTTATCGAAGAGCCCCCCGGTCGCGCCCGACAGCCCGTCAAACAGCCCGTCGTTAGCGGTAGCCGCATTTGCGCCCACCCCAATATCCAACGTGCTCGCCGCGCCGCTCGCCGTAGTGATCCGCAAGACTGCGCGGATAATCCGCACCTCTGCCCCAAACGGGTTTGCAATCGACGCGAACACGCCGGTACTCCCCGCCGCGCCCGTGATGTTCAGCGCAACCGTGCGCGGAACGCTGAGCACCGAAGTCCATTGCGCCGCAACCTGGCCCGCCGCGTTCAGGATTTGAGGGTTCCCGGACGCATCGAAATGCAGCCCGGCCCTGGACACGTTGTCGGAGTCCAACCCGAGGGTTGGACGTCCGTTCGGCTCCACGTTGCGAGACGTGTAAACCGCCATTACGACCCCAGTCCGGTAGAACCGAGAACGCCGCGCCAGTCCCCGATCGCCCGGCCCCACGCCTGACGAAGGTAGAAGAAGTGCGCGTTCGTGCTCGCCAACCGGCTGTCATCGCGCGTGTACACGCGTGGCGACTTGTCCAGCATGTACATCTTGTGGGATTCGTGCACCAAGAACCACGCGGCGGGGTTCGTGATGAAGTTCGACACCACCAGATCAATGCCACTCGAGATGACATTCTTCGCGTTCGTGTCGTTTTGCGGTTCACCCATTGATTCAAGCAGCGTTCGCGCCCGGAACCGGTTCGCCGGAGAAACCACCAGCTTAAATCGGCCCGTGATGATTTGTGGACCTGCACCTTGGACGTGCGGCGGAGTGTTCTCTGCCTGAATCAATGCCGCCTCAAGCGAGGAGTACGTTAAGGGGGGGTTCGTGACGCTTCCCGCAACGATAATGTTGGACGCCGTGCCGACCGCAAGCGGGTGCGCCGCCGAGAACAGTGCCTGGCCGTCAGGACATGGAATCCCGATCCCGGTAGACACGAACCCACCGTTGAAGAAGTTCGCCATGTCCTGCTCAATGGCGGTGTCCATCGCTTGACGCATTGGCTTGTCTTGCATCTTCGCGATAACGCCGTACTTGTCCGTGCGCACCGCGTCTATGTCAACCGCGTGGCCAAACGCGCGGCGGAACGCCATGTACTCCGCGCTAAACGGAGTCACGAAGTCCACGATGGGGTTGGGGCTACCTTGGTTGACAATCGGCGGGACCGGGAACCCTGCGTATGTGAACATCCGCAAAGTCATTTCGTCCAGCAACATCTCCTTCGTGAACTGGGTCCACTGACGAACGGCATTGCGTTCGTCTAGATTAATCGCCTCTTGCTTTTCCTTGTCGTTTAACAGCTTGGTTTCTACTCGCATAATGCCTTCTCCTTAGAACTGCGGGGTCCCCCAGTACAGCGTGTACTGACTCGTGTTGTCATTGTTGTCGTACTGCTCAAACAGCTTTGCGACCGGGTTGGTTGTGCCGGCGAGGTTCCAACCGTAACCGCTTCCGTAGAGCGTTGTGTTGACCCGGCAAATCTCGTAGGCCGCGCCCGCCGAAACGTCACGCGGTTCCGCCGCGCCCGCCGTCGCCGCAATAAGCGGGAACGCGAACTCGTTGTTAGGGGACCAACGCGCAACCTGAATACTGTTCGCGTTCGCTTGCTCTATGTCCACACCGGAAGCGTTCGTCTTGATGTTTTGGAGCGCAACCCCGACAATCACAAGGGCGCCCAACTGAGGAGTCGTCGCTCCTGCCACAGGAAGCGTAAGGGCTTGCTCTACCGTGTCGCCGCCCGCCGAGCGCACGAGCACATCACCCTCGCGAATGTCTTGGTTTGCCGCAACTCGATGCGAGGCTTGAGCGACTACCGTGCCGCCAACCCCGCGCACAAGATTCGCCGGGACAATGGTGCCCGGGATTAGGTTCTGAAAAGACATGTCGTCGTATACTCCTTGTTGCGGCAATGACCGCGAAATTCAGTATACGACGACTTTTTAATTGGCTTATTCGGCCAGAACGAGTGCGCTCCGGGTGGCCGCGTCTTCCGTGCAAACAATGCCCTTCGGCGGGTTTGCGTTCATGGCTTCCTCGGAAACCGTGTTCACGTGCATGGCTAATCCCGCTTTTGCTTCTGCTTGCGCACGAAGCTCTTCGGCCAACTCCTTGCGCATCCGCAACAGTGTTCCGCGCCCCGTGTACTCCTTGACCTCTTCCGCGCCGCGCTGGATGTAGTACGTCCAGATGTAGTTATGGTCCGCCGTCGCGTGATGGTCATTTGATGGCGGGTCAAAGAGCATGTAGTGATAACCGTCACCGTACGTCTTGTTCCAGTGCGACGCCTCAGATTCCGGCGACCGGAACTTTTTTGTGATTTGCCTCATGCGTTTCCTCCTTGTCTTTCTCGCTTAAGAACTTCCCGGATGTCGTCTTCGGACATCCCGAACGCCCGAAGCTTTGCAACGTCAAGCGTTGTCTTTGCCGCAGGGCGCGACGCCTTTGGCGATGCGTCTGACGCTACCGGTTTCGCCGGGGTCTTCTTCGCGGGAGTCGCCGCGTTCTTGCCGGACGCCTTTACCAATGCCTGAAAGTCAGGATCGGCGATTATCGCCGCTTGATACTCCGCCTTAAACTTGGACGCAAACCGTTTTACCGCCGCCCGTTTGTCCTCTGGGATGGCCTCGAGGGCCCTTGGCACCTCAACCCGCGCGGTCAAGATGTCAATCTGGCGTTGCAACGGAGCCGTTGCGCGGCGCACGATGGCGTCAACGTCGTACGGGTCCACCTCTTCCTCGTCTTCATCCGGATCCGGTGCCGCTTCGGGCTCCTGCCGCCCGTTTTGGACCATCTCCACCAACGCCTGCGCGAGCCGTCGAGTAATGTCTTCAGACTGCTCAGGAGACTCCTCCCCGTCCGAGTCGTCCTCTTCGTAGCCTTCCTGTTCGTCGTCAGGCAATTCCTCCAGTTGCTCTTCAGTGCCCCCGGGGCCCAGTAAATCCTCGGTAGTGTTCAGCTCTTCGTTATCCATTGATCCGTCCTTGTTCGTTCCTTACGTGCGAAATGAAATTGTCCATGTACTTGGTGCCCACCAGCCGGTCAATCAAGGAAATCTCCGCCTGCCGCGCTACCATCGCTAGGTGATCCGATGGCGGCGTCGTCAAGAGGGAGCGAACCAGTTCCCGCTGGGTCCGCAAAAGGTCCTGAAGGTAAAGCCGCAGGGCTACCGATTCCGGGATCGCCCGGGGGTCCACCTGCGCCACTAGTGAGGGACTGTAGCCCGGCAACGATGACTGCTTTAGGATCGACTCCACTTTGCTCAATTTCTCCTAGCATCGCCTTAACTTCCGCGTCGGCGTCCTTCATGATTTGTTCCGGCCTGATCGGAAGCTCCATTGCCTTCACCATCTCCGCTACCACCTTACCCACATCAACGGGTGAACCAGGGATAAGTGCAGTCTCAAGAAGCATCTTATACTTCGCAAGTTGCACCTCGGGGTTACTGTCCGCCGTACGCCCGGTAAGTTCTGGGCGGTACGTGTGGCTTGTCCAGCTTACATTGCTCAGCATATCGTCCGGTAGCACCGCAAGGTACTGAGGCGAAATCTCCGACAGAGAGCGTTGTAGCACCTCAAGCACAAACTCGCCCGCTTGCTCGACCCCATTTGCGACCGAATCAAGGAAGATTCCCATCCGTGCGCGGTCTGATTGCGCCACCAAGTTCGCCACCGTTGCCTTCGTTTTCGTGGGGACCATCCCGCTACTGCTGAGCGGCGACATTCCAAATAATTGGTCCAATTGTTGACCTAGCTCACCAATGAACCACTCCATTGCGTTTGGGTTAAACGGGATCGCTAGTGCGTCCATCGACTCGTTCGGGCCGAGGTGGAATATCTCACCCGGTGTCACCTTGTCCGTGGTGGAGTCGTCTGCGCCGCCGCGCTTCACTAGCACCGGGAACGCGGAGAAGTTCATCCCCATGTTCAACGTGTTCATGGTGTCGTTATAGAGGGCCATCAGTTGCTGGGCCAGCGACATCAGGGACACATTGCAAATCACGCGGTCTTCCGCGCAAAGAAGCTGGTAAGTCGAATACCAAGTGTTCTCGTAAGGGTAATCGACTGCGCGGAGCACTGTGCTCGTGTCCCGCATCAGTGTCACCAGTTGCCGCTTCCCCGCGTGGCTGGTGATTAGCTCGAAGCACTCTACCGTTTCGGATTCACGGTCCACTGGAATGGTGCGCCCGTGCGTGACATCAACCTCTCCCGGGACGCGTGTGTGTTGCGACCGCTCCGTATGGCCCGGAATCTCCTCCTCTGGAACATCCCGGTACTGACCCGCATCAATCTTCTCCTTGATCTCGCCGACCGTTTGGGAGAAGCGGTGCCCGACCGTGCGAGCCTGCCGCAAGGACGCAACATCCGGCGGGTAAAGCATAAAGTTCCGAGGGTCAACTGACTCCGCCTCGAAATCTACAATCTGGCCGCCCGCTTGAATCGGGACAATCCGCATCACGCCCATGTTTGCAAGCAACGCCCACATCAGCGCGAGGTTCAATTCCTTCAGGTACCGGCTCTTTTGAAGCACGCGCTGGACAAACACTTCAACCCCCGACGCGTTCAGGTTATCATCGCTCGTCCAGGGCGCAAACTGTAACACCGGACTACCCGAGCGCACCGCTACCCCAAGCTCTCCGACAAGCTTATGGGACTTGCTCGCCGCTACAGGGAACGCGTAAGCCTCAATCCCCACATCAATCGTGTTTTGGGACACCGCGTCTGGGTCCACTGAATATAGCCGGTAGCACTGGTCCCAACGTTCAACGCAATCAGACTGGTAACTTTCCCATGCGTTAATTTCCGCAACCAGTTTCTGCCCTAGCTCGTCATAGTTCATGTCCCCTCCACTTGCCAGAGCGCATCATCGTAAAAGTCTTTTTGAGTGTCATACACCCGCAAGATGAACCCGCGCGGGATCGCTTCAAAGTCCGAGTGGTCCATCTCCGTGCATCCGCCATTGGTCTGGCTACTGACATGAAACCTCGGCGACCCCTTAATCTCGAACACGGGCGAGAATGCAATTACGGCAGGAACAACTTTTGCGCCCTCACGGCCCGACGCCTCCGCGCGTCGTTGCACGTCTGTTGCCACCCAGATGCCCCGGTTCAAAGTATGGTTTTCCCGCGCTTCCAGCACGACGCCAATTTTTCCTGCGCTCGTAAGCCTAGCGTGAATCTTGGTCGCTGCTTCTTCTAGCTTATTCCAAGTGTCTTTGCTAGTCGTCTCGATCAGTTTTTCTACCATGCTTTCCTGCGTTCATGCGCCGAATGCGGCGTGTTTGGGTCATCATACCAGAAAGCTCCGCTAGGTGCGTGACTCCTATTACTAGCGCGTCCATCCGGTCGGGTGACTTGCGCTTTTTGTTTGTTGGGTCCCAATTACACATCTGGTCCTCGAGTTTCGTGAGTACGCTCTTGCGCCTCTTCTGACCCTCTTCGTCGATCTTCATGGTGTCCACGTGATGTACGCGCCCGCGCTCATACATGTCGGCCACGGGGCCAGCGCGAACCACCTTCCCTTTTGATGAGTGGCGGCCCGTCAATATTGCGCGTGGCATCTGCAGTGCTAGCGCGTCCCGTATCCACTCGTTCCCCGCGTTAGATTCATACACAACCTCCGCCGCCTTGTAGCGTTCGCATAGCTCCTTCACAATATCTACTGCTTGCTTTGGCGTGTAGATACCTGAGCGGTCACCATGAACGTACACATCGTTGTCCTCACAGAGCGATAGCACGATGATCCCCGTCTCGTCACTTGTCGCGTGGCTTGTGAGTGCGGGGTCGATGGATATGATGGTCCGCACACGGTAGGGGCAGTGCTTGTCAATGCGGCGATGTTCGTCAATGATTTCCCGCTTGAAGATTGCCGTCTGTGGGGCGATCGGGCCCCAGATGCCTTCTAGCACCCGTTGCCTCATTCCGGGGCTAAGCCCGCGAAGCGTCGCTTCGTACTCCTGCGCGTCAATGTAGGGGTTGTCGTACAGTCGCGACGGGATAAATACGCGGTCGGGGTCATCAGACTGCACGAAGTGCTCATTCACCCACGCGTAACCCGGGCCTATCGGGTTCGCCGATGCTCGTATCCGCAATGCGATGCCGCTTCGCTTGGCGTCTTGGCTCTGCCTCAGCCGGAAAATTATAAGCTCGTAGACTTCGTGGCTGAAGTTACAGATTTCGTCAATGCCGATGTACGTGTAAGTGGCACCCTGGTAGCGTCTTGCGTCCTTTGCGTTCGAGCAGAACCCAAACTGTAGACGTCCGCCGCCCTTGAAGTAGTACGTTTTGAGGTCCGAATCATAGCGCACCTCTTTCGTTTGCACAAACGGCGCGAGCCACTGGTGGGCGAGGTCTAGAATCCCGCCCGCTTCTTCAAGTTCCGCGTACGTTTCACGAAGGATTAGCCCCGAGAAGTACGGGTTGTCAACCTCCCGCAATGCGTCCATCAGCAGGCACACGGTCTTGCCGCCGCCGCCCGCGCCGCCAAATAGTGCCTCCCTTGCTTTGCATTCGAGAAACTCCTTCTGTTTCCCGTGCGGCACCCACGGAATATAGCGGTTCAGGCCGCTGCTGCCCGCGTTACGGACTTCGCGCACGACACGTTCAAGCTGGTTACTGACGCTAAGTTTCGGTTTCGTCACGCGGTCTCGGAATCAAAGTCGCTCTGGATACGGTTCGTCACGGCGGTCTTTACCCTGTCCATGATCGTTTCGCCATCAATGCCCATGTCCTTTACGGCGTCCCAGAGCTCTTCGAAGAACACCCTTGCGAACTCGAGGTTGTCCACCGCTACGGTTGTCACGTTCCCAACGCTATGGGTCAGGACGATCTTTGCCGCTTCAAGCCGGTCGCGCGTCTTTTCACTGTCGTCACTAAGAACACCGTCCAGCATCTCCACGGCTTTGCTGTTGGCTAGCTCCATCATGCGCCGCCGAATCTCGTTCGGGAGGGTCGCTGCGGTCGCAAGCTTCTCGGGGCCGACCAGCCGGACGATCTTTCCCCCTTCGATTTTTGCTCCGGGTTCCCCGAATGCGTTCAGCGCGTCTGGGTCAAGCGGTCGCGACACTGTTCAGCATCTCCCTTAACTCCTCTTGTGTCACCACTGCTGGCATGTAGGCAATTGCGCCAATCGTTTCGTGCCACTCTACAAAGTCCTTTCGCGCTTCCCCCTTGAAGTGCTTGTACATCTCCTTCACCATTGGCGCGTACGGACCGTAGTACTCTTCGGTGAAATCATGGTTGTTTGCTACGTCGCGCAGAACCTCCCTCAGGAAGTTCTGCAGCGCAATTGATGGGCTTGTTCGGCGCAGGGCGCATTCAAACGCTACGACGGCAGAGCGGAAGTTATCGTCGCCAGGGTCTTCCGCCGCGTCCACTAATTTTGCGATTGAAACGCCTTGTGCCATTACCGTTCCTCGAGCACGAAGTCCACGCTCGGAAACACTTGCCGGATCACTTGCAACGCTTCCACGGCGCGGTCAAACTCTGCTCGGGTGATCTTGGTCACAATGATTGCCGCGTTAGGCAGAAATCCGCGTCTACGGATACCGACCCTTACGGACACGAGCTTACTGTTTGAGTTCATCCAGTTCATCCCCTTCCTCGGTAAGCGTCATCACGTTTTCGTCGTCCATTGAAACGCCAAAGAGTGATGCGGATTGCTCGGTTGTCGTCGCGTTTTCGATCGCGGTAAGAAACCACTGGGACGGTTCGCGGAACGTCGCCGATGCTCGTATGTGGTGGCCTTGGTAGATGCGCACCTGTATGGTGACATCTGGCTTATTGGTTGGTTTCATTTTCGTTCTTTGATGTAGATTGCGATAAGGTCGTACGCGGATCCTAGGCCGAAGCCCACAAACCACGTGATAGCGTCAACCGCTTCTTGTGACATTCCTGACAGCTCAAAGTTGAGTGCACGGGCAATGAGCATTACGAGCAGGGAGGACAGGATCGCGGTTCTCCGCGAAACTTCCTTGTCGAATGTGTCTGGCCTAGGGTCGTTCATGGGTTTTCCTTTTCAGAGTGTAGCCCACGCGGTGATTGTTTGGGGCGGATTCCTTGCGCTTCTCGGTGACGTCTCCGGTATTCCTCGGGGGTCACATGTTTCGCTTCATCAAACTGGTCTTGCCTGATAAGGTACTGGTTTCCGCTTTGCATATCCACGACGTCAATGAGTTTGCTTACGTAGTTAGCCCAAACTTTGGCTTGAACGAGCTCGCGAATGCTGAGGATTTCCTGCCTCACTTGTCCGGCACGGGGGAAGAAGTCGCTTCGCGCCACCAGCCGCCGAAACGCTTCGATCGCTTCAACGGTATTGGCCTCAATGTCCGCGAGCGCAAAATTCCATTCACCGATAATCGCTTTACGGTGTTGCTCGCCGGGAAACCCTTGTTTAATCGCAAGCATTGGCATCGCCATCTCGATGACGTCAGTGAAATCCGTTTGCATAGCGTGACGTTACCTGATGCCGAACATTTCCTGTTGGCGTTTCTTCCACTCCTCTACCGAAATCCCGAGCCGCTCAGCCGATTCCTTGATGGTTGTCTCAGGATCAATTGCCCTTCCGTTTCGGTCGAGTGCCCCGCTTTCAGGTTTATCGTTCATCCTGCCAACCCACGTAAGCACCGCCCCTTTCCATGATTTGATAGGTTTCTTCCCGTCTCTGCCTTGGGTCCATCCGTTGGCGATGTAGTACCCAAGAAACCGCTGTGCACATGCATTTGCATTCGGCACCCCTTTCTCCCTGAACTCCGCTTCAACCTCCTCGATGCTTGGTGGATTCTCTTTCAAATCAGGCTCTTTCACGCCAGTTTTTGGGTTCGCGCGTTGCGCGATGCCCAAAAGAGAAGATTTATCTTCTCTTTTCTTTGTTTCTTTTTCTGTTGCTGTGTCTGTTTCTGTTGCTGTTGCTGTGTATGCATTTGCATCATCACTTTTAGCCTTTCGTTTGGTTCGCTTTTGGGCTGGCTCAGGTTCATTGTCCCACCGTTTGCGGGCGGCGGCGGCGCGTTTCTTGCTGACTTCGAGTGCTTCGTTGTATGCATTTGCATACAGTGGGTTTTCGCGTCCACCGCTAACGATGGGGAACAGGGGTTCCAGTTCGTTCCAGACGGCGAGAAATTCTTCTTCGGTGGTTCTCAGGATGCGGGCGAGCATCTGTGGGCATTCCGGGAGCGGTTTTCCGCTATGGAACTGGAGGGACACGAGTTCATAGAACATCCCTCTTGCGGCCCACGAAAGGGCGTTGTACATAGGGTCAACGAAATGCTCCTTGTATTGGAGCTTCAGCCAGTGGTATCTCGGCATGGTCTGCCGATGGTACCTACTTCTGGCGGATGGCTTGATCGATCTTGGTTTCGATGCGGGCGAGGCGGTCAATCACGGAATCGGAGAATGCCTTTGTTTTGATTTGTTCGGTTTTAAGGAGATCGATTTCGTGTTCAATCTTCCCCCACGCGGTCGCTACGATGACAATTGGCACCACGATGGCGGTCAGGACGGCCAGCGCAATTTGCAATTGGTTCACGTTCACTGTCAGGTTTTGGTTCGTGTGTTGCGCCATCTTCGTATAGCCGGAGCCCTCTTTTGTAGTATACGAGACGTTTCATCTTGAGTGTAATAGCCTTGACGGCTCGGTCTTCTGCTTCCATGTCTCACCTTACCGTTCTTGCTCAAATTGGCGCAATTTCTGCTCGTTGGCTGTTTATGCTGGGTTTCTTGGTCTTGGGTTGGGTTTAATGGGGCATGGACATTTCTAAGCCGCCTGCGTTTTGGCGCAAGAAGGCAGACGTTGCGGAATGGGTGGAAATGACGATTTCCCTTGATCGGTTTAGGGTTTGGTGTGCGGAATGACGTTGCATGTACGCGGCGTCATCGTTAGTTCCGCGCTGTACGCGGAGAATCCTTCCTATGTCCTTGTTGGCGAGTCTGGTTTTCACTGGATTGAGGGTCAGGACGCGGTGTGCCATGATGGTGACGAGGTTAATGCGGTCCTTGTGCGTTCGAGCGAGGATGACATTGATTTGGCTCCCTGGCGGATTTTAGAGTTGGCGGTGGCCAAGTGATCTTGTGGTTGCCGCTTATGTTCATGGTGGTTTACCTGCTATTTTTATTGAAGGCGGTTTTGGGTGACGAGGACTTTTATGACTAGCTGGTTGTATGAGGTTGCGTAGGGTTATTTCGGTGTGGCGACCGGAAACTTCGAGTTCTTGTTTGGACTAGGCACCCGTGCGTTGGCGGTGATTAGGTCATGGTATACTTTGCTTGACGACATCTGCGGGCCAGCCTCCGCTCGCTAGCACAAATCGAAAGGGGTAGGACTCACCCTAAGAGAGTTCACGCTATGGGCCTCCGGTGCGATTCCGGGCAGGGAGCATCGGCGAGAGGGTTACCAGTGATGGTAGCCAGCTGCAAAGGGGCGCAGATGGGGCTACGGTCCGTTTCGTCATCGGGCTAGGTTCTGGGACATGGCGCATGTAAGTGAAGACCGGGGAATAGGGATGCATGCGTGACCGACCAGAGGAAACCAACGGGAACATCGGTCAAGCGTAGGTTAACCAATGCCTGAA